ACCTCCAGTTTAACACCATCTGCCTTGGGAAATAGGTCAAAGCATTCCTTACACTCAACCATGTCTTCATTGAGCTCAAGGTCTTCAACCATATCTTCAAACTTATCCATGTTCATTCTCCTTTTAAACTATATCTAATTAAAATGATTTATCTCCAAATCACCAAATTAATCATATAATTTAGCAGTAAATATAAGTACGTAAAGTTTGAATTGCATCTTTTTGTATTTTAGCCTCTAGGGCTGGATCTCGAGTTGAGGATTTACAAAGGTAGAGTTTAATCACCCTGCCTTTGTGGATTAATCGAATATCTGAAAACGAGCCATTTTGGAAATACTCTAATTTGGAACCATAAAATTCCGGGATATCTCGAAATCGAGTTATGGTATCCAGGTATTCATCTACTAAAAGTTTAGCATCTTCCCGATAAGACATGTTATCGCGGCCGAATTCAAAAAGAAGATCTTTCCAGATAGTAACTAGCTGTCTTCCAGAAAGATCTTCATAAAACTTTAAAGTTTGTCCTCTATACTCAAGCTCATCCACAACAATTCCAGAATTTTGAAGTTGTTCTATTTTGGATTTACTCATGTCAAAGCTCCCTAAGAATTTTTCTCATTTCATTTTGTAGTGAAATGGAAAGCTCATTCTCCTTACCATCTATTACATAGTCCGCAAGATCTTTCTTAGCTTCCACTACATCCCACACTCGGTCATCTATAGTATCCGGACAACCTAGGATCTTGATAATAGCAGGTCTGGTATTAGTAACTCTCCATATACGGTCAGCAGACTGCGAGAGGGAACTCCAGGTCCAGGGAGAATCAAGACAGATCATGTAACTCGCTGCATTTAAGGTCCAGCCGGTTCCACACTTACCATGAGTCCCAATGAAAACGAACTGTTTTGGGTCTGACTGGAAAGCATCCATATTTCTTCTTACCTCAGAGTCATCCTGATCTCCAGTATTAACCGTCGGACCTAGGTCCTCGAGAAGTTTCGCTAATTCATATACCGGTTCTTTAAACGTACTCAGGATTACTACCTTCTCGCCCTCTCCCACTAGGTCTCTCACTATGTCTACACATCTTTCTATCTTAGAAGAAAGTATAGGTTGAGAAGTTAGGATACCAGGGCAAGCAGTCGCCTGTCTCAGGCGGGTTGTGAGCGCGAGTAAGTTACCGGCTTTAAGTTCGACTCGATCGGCTTCTTCCTTTACGCCTTCCTTGATAGCCTCATAAAACTTCCGGTGCTCATCACTCATCTCTACCAACTCATAAGTAATGGTCTTAGGAGGCATGTCTGATCTTACCTGATCCAGGGTTCTGCGAATAGAACAGGCTCCGAGTTCTTCTCTCAGAGTTTCCAGGTTCTTGTATCCAACAACTTGCTTATCTCCGAAACCGCCATACTCACAGTACTGAGCTTTGAAGTTAGTGAGAGTAGCTTGGTCATTCTCAGTCCAAGCAAGAGGCATGTAACAGGAGAGGGGAGAGTTAATCAGCAAAGTACCGGTGGCAGCAACTTTGTAATCTGCACCGAGCTTGAGAAGGTTTCCGCCCTGAGCTGAAGTCTTAGTAGCGAACTTATGAACCTCATCGACTGCGATAAGTCCGAACTTATTAGAGCTCTTCTTGAAAGCTTCGACGAACTCATCTGACCGGAGAGTAGCCGCATTAACTATAACAAAGAATTCCTCTATTGGATTCATGAGGATCTCGGCTCTCTTCTTAACAGACTCATAACTGATTCTGCCATGTTTTGAAATCTTCTCACCTAGGACAATACAGGACTCATTTGAAAACTTCTTAATCTCGGCTTTCCAGTTCTGTCTCAAGGAATCTACACCGCAGATGATCATGCAATGATCTATCAACCCTCTCGCCTTGAGGATCTCAGCATACATGATAATCTCATTTGTCTTACCTAGACCCATAGAATCTAGAAGAAGCCATTTAGGTCTTTCCGGATCTAGACCGAAGTTAACCCCCTCAATCTGATGTTGGAAAGGTTTGAACTTAAAACTCAGTACCTCAGATTCGGTAAGTTGAAAACGATCTGTTTTGAAATCCTGCTTTTCTGGAATTAGCTGAAGCTGGATTTCATCATAGAACGTGAGTTTGTCTAAAGCTTCTCCAAGTTCGTCTGCTGGAATTTCCCAAGTGTAATCCTTCTTGTGGTACACAGCCATAGCAAGAGTCTTCATTGTATCCACTATCGCAGGATTATACTGGAAGGTAATGAGAAAGGAACTGAGGCCACTGAGTTTTCTTGGTGGCTGGCTTTCTCTTATGTTAATCATCGAACAATGAAACTGAAGTATTAGTAAAGTCTAATTCTTCCTGCTCCTTCTTTGCTTTATAACTTACTGAAACCTCAACTATAAACTGCTTTCCACAACCGTCGCAGATATAACTTTCTGTCTGGCAAGGATCCTCAGAATAAGAGTGATGAAGAATCTTTCCTAAAGCATCTCTCAAAGGCATGTCTTCCGGCTTACCTAGAAAATCACCCGGCATCATAATCTCACAAGGTAAATATTCATATCCGCAATGTGGGCACTTTATAAATTGCTTAATTTTTTCAATATTGGAATCCATTATATGTAAATCTCCTAAAAATAATTTTCTCTAAAAATAATTAGCTCGCGCGTGCGCATTCAGATCTGAAGCTATATATAATAGCTTTAAGCTTAAAGCTATATATTAAAGCTTTAAAATATATACTTAAAATATTTATATAGAATATATATTTTGGGCTTTTGAAAATGCTTCAAAATGCTGTATAATAAAAATGTGAGTTCAGCCTACTACTCAGAAGTCTGACGACTTCTGAAAACAGTTCATTTTCAGTTTACTTGTTTTTCAGTTGGACTTAACTTCCGGCTGGAGCCGGAAGTAATACCCTCTCCCCCAACCCCCTCTCCCTCTTACGAGGTCAAGGAAGGCAGGGAGCATAGAAAGAAATAATTGAAAATGAACAATCCAGAGAACTCGCAGTCTCTATTATATTATACAATATGCACAACCATAGATTAACAATTTTATATAAATTATTTAATTTTATTTAATTTAATTTCCGGCCACGGAGGTCAGTAATTAAATTTTTTTATTGAGCCAAATTGTTAAAAATTTATCAGTCTTGAATAAAAGCAAGGACTCGCTCCAGAGGCCGTTTAAAGGCCCTCAGGCGAGTTTTCTTTTTTAGGCTACCAAGTATTAGCCCCTCTCGACTTCGTGCGAATTTGGCTAGAAATTTTGAGCCACACAAAGTTCTGGGCCTTAGGCTAGACCTGTCTGGCTTCCCTCCCTTTGGCCCCGGGAAATTGTAAACATTTTGTAAATTTTTGGAGAGGGCCTTAAGGGGAAGCCAGACAGGAGAGGGAGACTGGTCCTCCTAAGCCCTAGGCTGAAAACAGATTGTTTTGACTTCCGGTCGCGGGGTGAAAACATTTTCTTTTGGCTTTGGCCCTAGAATGAAAACACTTTATTTTCAGAAGCCAAAAATGAAAACGCCTTAAAATCGAAAACGATCTTTTTTCGCCGGCTATGAAAAAATGAAAATAGTCTAAAATCGAAAACATTTCTTTTTCGGTGCATGTAGAAAAAAGAGAAAAAATGAAAACTCCCCATTTTCAAAATGATCTGTTTTCACCTTAAGCCAAAAACCAAAATATTTCTTTTTCAGCCTATATTCTAAACCCAGGTCCCTCTCCACCTCATTATTCAGTATATAAAGCCTCGGAGATGAAGCGCGAGGGCCTGAGGAGGGGCCCGAGCCTCTCTAAGCTACATATAGTAGCCATGGCTCTCTGCTTCACTGTATGCCGCGCCTTGAGGCCTCTCCTTCTGCCTTCCCCTCCCTCTCGCCCTAAAGCAAAATGAAGTTTTGAGTTCTTGAAACTGCAGAAAAGGCTTCAAATACTCGCTTTTTCCTATAGCCTAAACTAAGTTTTTTGCAGTTTTTGATTTTGAAAACTTCGTTTTAGATAAAAGAAAAGCCCCGACTATTGCCGGAGCCCTCATAAAAAGAAGAAGCCCGGGGGGAAGCCCACCTCGGACGCTGCGCCAAAAACTAACCGGCGACTTACGCCGTGCACTTCGGCCAGTTTTTTGCTGTCTTCATTTATTTTAGCTAATATTTTTTAATAAGTTATTAAACTATTAATTTAATAGCTGGTACCCAGAGCGGGAAGAAAGGAAAAGAGAGAATACGGCTTTGAGGATAAGGCTTTAAGGCTTTAGTTTCTGGGAAGTACTTTGTATATAAAGAAAAAGAACAATACAGGTTTTTGAGGCCGGTATTGTTCTTTATAATATTCTTTTACTTATTCACATCGAAGTCAGGAAGTGCAGTATAGAAGTGAACCTTATAGTGGAAGGGATCTGTTGAAGTGCCGGTAATATCTTCTACTACATAAATAACGTATTCATTGAGGTAGATATAATTCTTTTTATATTCATTTTCACCGGTCTTACAAGTAACTACAAGCTCGTTGGTAGTATTATTAGAAAGACTCATGTATCCTTCCATTTCCATAACAATCAGGTCCGTACGTGCGTTGTAGACTGTAATCTTTCTTAGGCATTCAAAGTTATCTGCGGCCTGAGAGAGATTGTGGTTTACATTATCTGCTGCTGTACAGGAAGCGAGGCTAAAGCAACAGGTTCCGAGGATGATAATACAGAGAATCAATGCAAAAAGTTTTTTCATTTTTTAATATCCTTTCATGATTAAGTATTTTTAAGATAGGGATCTTAAGTTAAGATTTTGGGTATACAGGTTATCGAGATCTAGTCTCATTTGAAGGTATCTGGTCTCTAGATCTTTTTCTGTTTTACATTCTTTGAAAATATCGTCTACTAAAGACATGAAGTCGTATCTATCCATTTATTTCTCCTTTATATCTTTTCCGCAGTCTTGAGAGATATATCTACTTTCGCCTTTAATTACCATGGGTTTTCCTTCATATTCAAGAAGGAGTTGATTTATATCATAGCAGCTTTCGAAGTATATACATTTAGGGCAGAAGTCGAATTGTATAATAAGAGTGAGGTCAGTCTCTTTGAAGGGTTTGTATTCTACGTTTTGTTTACATTTATTTATCATTTATTTTCTCTCCTTTATTTCTATAATATTATACATTATAGAGTATCCTAAAATTAAGGTGGGCAAAAGAAAAAGCCCAAGGTTTTTAGATCTTGGACTTTTGGTTATTAAATAAAGTCTGATGCTTGAGCTGAGAGGTGGAGAACTGTACAAGCGTTTATAAAGTTATTTTCTGCTTGATCAATTTCATTGGGATTAAGGTTTAGTAGATTTTGTTTTTTTCTTTTATTCCATTCTTGGATCATGAGATCTATATCTTGTTGCTGGAACTTAAGGTGTTCAATGAAGTCATCTATATCATCTCCTGCTGCGTCGTCATATAAGCCGATGAGAATAAATTTATCTATGAAGCCTTTTGGCAATTTAATCCATTCTTCTAAACAGTCTGAACATAATTTATGGCCATTTTGTAAGATATAAGGTTCGCTGAAAAAATTAGATGTATTCACAATATTTTCCACTACACACCCACAGCCTTCACAAGAATCTTGGTCATCTAGTTGATGAAGCGGCCATCCACCTGTATTGCCTGTTAAAGTTATTTTTTTCTTATTAGAATCTAGCCATTCAGTGAGGCTACCCCACATAGTTTCATATTCTTTAAACTCTTCATATAATTTCATTTTCTTTTTACTCCGACTAACTGATCCGCCAGCTATTAACAGTAATACTATTAAGCAGGCATTTTACCGTATTCTAATTTACCGTTATCATCCAGATAATATTCATCGTATTCTGGTTCGCCCTCCTGGATGATATTAATTCCTTTAGCTTTGAGAGAATCTAGAATACTCATGAAATTATTTAATCTGAGGTCATAAGTTTCATCTTCATTACCTTGTTCGTCATAAGTAGCGTCAGCAATACGATCTCCATCCTTGCTTCTTACTACTGCAATATGTTCCCAGTTGATATGAACAGCTGTAACGTAATCAGAAACATTTTCTATATTCTTATAAATTCTTTCTTCTGATTCACCGGGAGAATCAAAGTCATCTTCATACTCATCGAATAATTCTAGCTCATATCCTGCAGCGAGAAGTTTTTCTCTGCTGAATTGAATCCCACAGGGGTAGCCATAGATTTTATAATTTTCATCAGTGGTTAAACAAACAGCCTTTAGATGAACATCTGCTTTTAGAGTGTTTTCTGTAAAGATCTGAACTAAGGGTGTTGGGTTAGTCCAATGGTAAAGAATATCTTGATCACTTATAATTCTTTTTGCTTCATTAATCTCTGAAAGCTAGCTCATCATATACTTTATTAAAATCTGAATTTAAATTCATCACTGGTAAATCTCCTTTTTAAGATCTACATAATTTAGCAAAAAGAAAAGACCTGAGGTTAATCAGGTCTTAAGTTTTACCATTTAAGAGTTATTGAATATATATCATGGTCTGGGAACTCCTGGTGGCCAAAGGCCATATCATAAGCTTTGAAGCCAAGTGCAATAAAAGCTTCTGCAAATAGCTCTACATAATGTTGAGGAGAACATCCTTTCGGAATAAAGGTAGAATATTCAGCACCTCGATTATTACCAAGAGCTATACAAGACCCAGGTTGAGGAGCAAAAAGATACAAAGTAAACTTTCTGGCATTATAGTGGTCATTCATAATTTCTTTGATTGATTCAATATGATTTTGAATATCCTCAAGAGTCAATGAACGTTCCGCTTTTTCTATAAGCTTGTCTTTAAAAGTTTTAGGTCGAGCCTGCTTGATATGTTTAAGCTCGAGTAAACTATTATTTACTACGTTACTGACATAAGTTTGCATCACTAAATCAGGGTCTTCCTTTGTATACCAAGAGAGCACTTGCTCTGTTGCCCAAAGTACTTGCTGGTCAGGATAGTCATTGATGCCCAAGAAAGTTAAAAAATCTCCTTTTACAATCTCTGTAGACTTATCATTGACTTGAATAGGTGTACCATTACTTAGAATATAAGTAATAGCGGAAAGAAGCTTTCTGAAAATATAATCTCTACTTTTAACTTTTCTTAAATCCTCTACCCAATTTTTAAGCAGCTCCATTTCCAAATCCATTTTAGTGGGCTCTGACTTTGGAATATTCCCAGCTACATCTAAAGTTTCAGTTTTAAATATTTTTTTAAAATTCATTATTAGTATTCTCCACAAATATATCTTAGTACGTCAAGTACATCAATTAAGAACTGTCTTTGTGCTGCATGATTGTCATAAAAGTCATCAGCGTACTCTTGCGCTAAATAAGAAAGTTCACTTTCAATTCTTGTTTTAATATTTCCGTCTCCAAAACTACTCATCAGTTTTCTCCTTCTTCTAAAATTTCATTGAGGCAAGCATTATAACCATCTTCGAATTCCCAAGTATAATCTCGGTCATGAGGCTTTTTCTTTTCTTCTTCTATATTGTAATGCCCCGGCAAAGACTTAAGAGGACACCACTTTTGGCGAAAGGTATCTGGGTATGGGTAATCGATAGTTCTATTATTTAAACCTCTACAACACATATCATTATAGTGATTCTCAAACAGTGAGCACTCAGAGCAGGATTTTATACTATCCAAAATTAAAACTGCTTTACTCATTTATTTTCCTCCAGCCATTTCAGCATATCTTCATAGAGCTTGCCGGTTACATCAAGTCTAGCTCCCACCAACCAATAGAGAACCAACCACCGTCTGTAGTACGAACGAAGTAAGAAGGATCTTCTTCATCTTCAAATTCTGTTTTAATGAAGTAGTCAGTCTCCTTGTCATAAAGCCAGTAGCATTCCTCTACGTTCTTTTTCCAAGATTCAACAAGCCAAGGTTCAGCAATCTCAAAAGGAATGACCTCAAGTACTTTTGTAATAGCATGACGACTAGGGCTGATTTTACCGTCGTCAAAGGTGTGATATTCTTTATTTGCTTCTGGTACCATCTGCTTATCATAAGGTGTAAGGTTGATTACTGTTACAGTTCCCATTAGTTTTTCTCCTTTCTCATCTTTGCTCCGCATTCTGAGCAGTATTTACAAGTATCCCAATCCCAATGTCCACAAAGTGAACAAGTAGAGTCTCCGTCTTTTTCTGAGCACTCTGCTTTAATCCAGGTCCCGGTTCTGGAAGTAATATCAGGAACTTGTTCTCGCGGTAGCTGAGTATAAGAAACAAGTTCATCAATAAGTTCCTTCAGGCTTTCAACTCTGTTGCATCCATCATAGTCATGTCCGATAGCCCAGATCAAATGACGACGATTATTGAGATCTGCAACCTCTTTCTTGAGCTCATCAATATCAGCTTCAACTACTGGAACCTTTTCCAAGTAATCAATCATCTGACAGATAGTATCATTATCGCTCATAGACCAGGTACGATCCTCCAGAGCTTTATCCAAAGCTTTAAGTGCGGCTTCACGTACAATATATTCTTTAGTCATAGATTACTCCTCCAACAAAGCTTTACTTTGATCAAGTTCTTTAAGTATAAGATTAGCCTTCTTTATAGTAGACTGAAGCTGTGGAGATATATACTCTCCCGGTTCACAGGCAGCCACCAAATCTTCTGCTGAAACAGTCGCTTTTCTTAGAAGCTCTATAAGTTCAGTTAGTGTCTTATCTTCCATAGTTAGTAACCTCAGTTAAATGCTGGCTCATAGTTTCGTGGAAGTAGCTTACAAGTATATTCTACTTTTCCACACTTT